TAGCCTGCGGCGGCTTGGGGAACGGTGACCGCTCCTCCAGACACGACAGCAGTGCCGGTGAGTACTCCATTTTGCACGATGGTGACCGTCTTGCCATTGAGGTGCGATAGACCTGCTACGCTGCGGTTGGCAGCACCAGACGCAAATGCCACATGCCCGTCGAGGTAGCGGTATGAGGTGGTTGTTTGGTCGTCGAAATTTGTGCGCCACAGGAGCGGGAATCGCTCAATGGTGCGGTAGGTTGAGCCAGCCACGGTGCGCTTGACGACCATCCAGACCTCGTCCTCCGTGCCGCTGCCGTAAATGGTGGCGACCGACTCGACATCGGCATTGTCGGCGATGGTGTGCCGATGCCAGCCGACGACCTTCTGGTCTCGCTCGTAGGTCATGCCAATCAGCGTGCCGTCTCCGCGCACGCACCAGAGTATGGCGTCTGGTTGTTGTTGGTAGGCGACCTCGACGATCTCGCCGACCGTGATGTGTTCCGCTAGGAGGGTGAGATCGGGCGCTACCCACCCGTCCTTGTTGAGTTCGTAGACGAGTTCGCGCACCTTACGTCCGTTGCGTTGGACGAAAAGAAGCACATCGTTGACCATCGCGGCTCGCATGTATTTGCTCCCGTAGCTGGCCTGCCTGCGGGTCTTGACGTTCGTTGCCGAGAGCGCCGAGGCGGAATCCGCTGCGCCAATAGTCCACTCGTCGCCGGATGTCCCGACCAGCATTTCAGATTGCGAGAACATCCAATTGATTCGGTTCCCTTCGCTTGCAGCGAGGGTGAACTGCACGGCATCGCTGGCATTGACTCCGATTTCAAAGTTTTCAAAGTCGCCAATGGCGCTGCACCAAATCGTGTTCGGTTGCGCTTTGGTCCCACCGAAACAGAGACGTTGCTCATGCAGGCACACCGAGCGTGGGTAACCGCTCGTCGCGTTGAATGCTCCGTACTGCCAGTATTTCGTTTTTGCACCAGTGGCAGCGAGAGGTCCGAGCCACTTGTCTACGTTGATAGTGCTGGATGCGGTTATGGTAGCGACCCCGCCGATGATATTGGTTGAGCTATCGAGTCGGGCATTGGGAACCTGTTGCGTGGTGAATTTGTTGGTATCAATTTTGTCGGCTGCGGGTAGGTCATACCGTGCCATAAAATACTTATCCGTGTTAGGCATTTGGACGTACTCGCCTCCTAAAAAAGCCGAACTTGATGTCCATTCATCTGCTTCTATTCGTTCCCAATAAAGCAACGCATCATCCAGCACTGTATTTTTTGGAACCGCTTGTTGCGCCCGCCACAATCTCCCTCTTCCTACGTTTATAGCTTTAGTGCCATCAAGGACATAGTCGCCATATTCGTAAACTGACGTAGTATTCCACACTTTTAATGTGTTAATGGAACCTAAGGGAACTTCATCGTCACTGGTGATCTCCTTCCACTTCGTATTGTCATACAGATCGTTGGCGGCTTTATGCTCCAGCATGCAATAATAGGTCTTCCCAGAATCGTAGACGAAGTCGCCGACTTTGTAGGGAGTTGACATTGACCATGTGGTCGCGATTTTTTGCGCGTTGGTGATGACGATTTTGAGGCCGCAGAGACTCTCTTCCGTTCCACTTGTGAGGATGTTTTTGTCATTGTCCACGATGTACTCGCGGACGATTTCCATTTGCGTGAGATTCTCCGGGAAGACATCACGGTAGAGAGGTGCTGTGAGCGTAATCGCTGGAGAAATAGTGTATCGGTAGGTGTTCGTGGTAACCGAAGAAATTGCAGCGTTTATTTGCTTGTAGTCGCCTTTGAATGACACCCGGTCACCGCTATCGTAACCGTGATTAGGTTGGTAGACCTCTATGGTCGTGGTGGAAACTGGGTACGCAAGGCCCGCTCTGACTCCTGCCTGCAAGACCTCGGCAGGCACACGCAGGATTTGGATCGTCGCTCCCCATGTGCCAGAGGTCTCAAAGTCCCATGCCCCATCGACAAGCAAGATGTCGGATTCAAAGTTGCCGACGATTTCGATTTGTTGGTAGAGATTGGAATTCTGCCATTTGAGTTCGATCTGCGATCCGATATACCCAGTGAATGGGTTGCCGCTGAGCATTAGTCCCATTTGATTGGTCACCAAGGGAAGTGACGAGATATTGCCAGCGGCAATATCGGCAGGAAATGTGGTCGAGGTAAAATCTTTTAGAGCACGAAAAGTAATGGTTGAAGAAACCTCAGTCCATTTTGTCGCATCAAATACCGGACCAGTTGTAGCTGCCACACATTTATACACGCTAAATTGAGTCACTCTTAGGGCGTTATAAATATAAACCCAGTCGCCCGCAGTATAATTAACATTGTAAGCGCGGGTTTCCGTTAAAATCCACGGTTGCAGAGTCGTGCCAAGTTGAGTAACAATGTAAACTCCATTTATTGCTGCGTTTTCTTTTGTAACATGAACCAACATATTTACATAAGCAGTCTGCGTACCTATTTTTAAAATATTATCGGCATCCGAGTAGGATTGAGCATATTGTAAAGTCCAATTCGCCCCCCCCGCGATTGTTGAATTATATGGTGGAAGGGCGGTCGTAGTAGTAACAATATGTGGCCATTGCGGAGGTACAAGCAATGTGTCTTTTAAATATTGATTTGCAGACCAATAACCCCAATTACTAACATTTACACTCAACTTCGTCTGATTATCCGAGTATCCGAGTAGCGGTGGGTACTCAAATTTGACCTCCGCGAACGTCCAGTTGGTATCCGACACGCGAGTGAGTTTGCGAGGCGGGTAGTTCGCGTGCGCGAAGTACATGATGTCGTTGACTTGGGCGATCTGGATTTCGCGCAGGTCAAGGGCGGCATACGGAGTGGCGAGTTCTGTTGCTGTCCCGGAAATGGTTTGCAATGTACCAGAGGGATTCCAGACGCGCAGGTAGCCCACGCCTAGCTCGATCACGAAGCGGGTCGTGGTCGAAAAATTGAACCCGATCAACCGACTCTGCGTGGCCGAGGTTTTCGTCGTGCCAATGTACTGCGTGCCGGGTCGGCGGATGGCCCCGCCGTAGGGCATGATCACGAAATTCTCCAGAGTCCGGCAGGCCGAGCGATATTTATCCAAGGACGTGCGGGCGTCCACCATCGGCGAGACTTCACCGGCGTTGAAACTTGGATAAAAGTCGAATTTCGGCATGTGTTACTTTCGGAGGTCGCGGATGACTTTGACGAGCGTGGCGAGGCCGACTGCGAGGCCGACCGTGACCGAGGCGAGGCGCATCCCAGCCTCGACCTGCGGAAGCATGCTGTAGGCCGCAGCGCCGATGGAGGTCACGCTGCCGATGAGGCCGGTGGCTGCGGTTTTGAGGTTCTCCATGCTCATGAGTTGGATTGTGCGATGAGTGACCCAACGATGCTCGTCGTGGCGCACTGGGCCAACCTATCGGTATTGAGGGCCGAGACTTTGGCGAGTTCCGAAGTCAACTCGGTTCTCACTTGCGAAGCTATGCTGGCCGGGCTGGGTACGTTTGGCGAGTTCGTCAATGTAGTGACCGTGCCACCCGTGATAGTACGAGCAACGGCTCCCCACACGGCTGTTGCCACATCGGTTCCGGTTAGGACTGCCGTACCCGTGCCGGACCCTACAGGGACTCCCAACGCAACTGACCCTGCGGCGGGGACTGCACATGTTCCCACTAGGCCGCCACCATACGAGACTCCGCTTCGCACGTCCGTTGTCGCCACGCCAGTGATGCCAGAGGTGTTATCGGCTGTGTAGAATCTCACATAACTTCCCGCATTTACGCCATCAAGCGCCTGTTGAATGTAGCTTGCTGTTGGTGCAGTATTTAGAATCCAGCGGCTTGCATTAACTGCTTGTTGTCCATTGGTGGCTGTAACAAATGTTCCGCTGAATCTATTAGTTGCAGATGAGTTTACAGCAGATGCAGCGTTTGTCGCAGTCATCGTGCAACCAACAATAACAAGAGTTCCTGCCGTGCAGGAGACGGCATTATTTGTTGAGCTTGCGTTGATTGTGGAGTTATTTATTGTGACAGTTCCTGCACCTCCCATCTGGATTCCTCCAACGGTGTATGTTCCCGCGCCTGCGCCAGTTAGTGTGCATGAGGTGATCGTCACTTGTCCTGTGCCATTATTCATAATGGCGGAACTATTATTAAGAGATGCAAACCCTGTGAGCGTGCTGCCTCCAGAGACATTGATTATCCCCGCAGTGACATTCACAATTCCGCCGTGGACTCCGGATGAACCAGCCCCGCCAACGATAGTGGCCCCGCTGACATTTATTGTCCCAGTCGAGTTATTATAAATGGCTCCCGATGAATTAGTATGTCCGCTTAAAATGGAACAACCAGAAGATATTGTAAGAGTTCCAGTTGAGTTATTTATTATTGCAGCAGAGTTTTGTTGCCCACCGCCCGCAGAAAATGGATTGCTACCGTAGATTTGCGTAGCGGTGATTGTTGTATTTCCTGTACCAGTAATTGTTAGGCAGTTTGTTGCTCCTGCTGTAGTTCCTGCAACGATATTTCCAGTCAATGTATTTGCTGTTGTCATTGCAAATCCACCACCAACCAGAGCAGAGGTCCCACCACCAACAAATGTAGCCGTAATGGCTGCATTCGTGATAAGAGAAACATCTACGTTTGTATCAATCGTAACCGTGAATGTATTTGAATAAATGCTGTGTCCCGCTCCATTTGGAGGGACTGCGCCACCTGCCCATGTAGATGCTGTATTCCAATTCCCCGATGCGGCTGCTTTATAGTTTGCCATGGCTTAGAGTCCTTTCGAGAGGATGAATTTTTGAAGGGCCGCGCTGATTTCGGCAACGGCGGTGAGGGTGGGGTCGTCGGAACCGGAGAGGCTACCGAGGGCGAAACATTTAGCGGCAGAATCATCCATCTCGACCTCGCCGCTCTCAACTCGCGTGGGGATGAAACGGGCGGCGATGGCCGCATCGCTGGTTCCATCACCGAGGTACTTGCCCGTGATGGCGAGGTTGAGTGAGTAGCGGTCGTAGGATTTGCCGTCGATTTGGATGGGATTGGATGCGTTCATAGTTTAAGCGTAGGTGAGGTTTTGTTTGTTATTCCAAGCTCCGATTGCGGAGCTTTCGGAGACTACGTCTCCATTGTCATTGGTTGTTGTTTTGGTTATGTCCCAGAGGGCCACGTCATAGACGCTGCCGCTGGAAGGAAAGTCGGATTGGGAAATGCTGGCGAGGTAGACGGTATTGCCGCTCAAGGCGAAGGCCCAGAAGCGTTCGACCGCTGCGCTGCCTCCTCCGATGGCGTAGACCGCTCCCGTACCCGGATGGCGGGAATAGAGGATGTGATCGGCATGATTAAGGCAAATCTCTCCGAGACCTAAATCGCTCGTCGTCGGGACTTTGCCTGCTACCGTGGATTTTTTGGGAATGATGGTTGCCATTATGGAATGGGGTTGCCTCCGGGGGATCGAACCCCGGAGGCGGTGGAAGGACCTAGTAAGTTCCCCCGTCGATGGTGCTTTCAAGGGCGCTCACACGAGCCGATACGGCAGAAACTGCCGATGCACGGGTGGAAGCCTCTGAGAGGATGTCTGCCTCTGCGGCGGTAACCCTTGAGGTAAGAGCCGTTGCAGCAGTCACCACATTGTCTATGCGAACTCCGAGAGCGGAATCGGCAGAAGTCCTTGCGGAAGCCTCTGAAGTGAGGTTGCTGGCTGCGCTGGCGGCGAGGCTAGTGATCGCTCCGTTGAGAGTGCCGTCTGCGGCTTGGAAGGCGCCGACAACTTCCGTCAAGCTGTCGAGGGCTGGCCCGTCAACATTGCTCAACACATTGTCAATCCTAGTGCCAAGTGCCACTTCTGCTGCTGTCGCACGCGAAACCTCTGCGCTCACTGCCGATGTGAGAGTGCCTTCAGCGGCCTGCGCCCGTGTGATTTCCGAATTGAGCGAGGATGTCACGGAGGACACCGCTGTGGTTCTATCGGTAATTTCAGTTGCCAAATTTGCAGAAACTGCTCCTTCAGCGGCAGTTGCACGCGAAACCTCTGCTGAGACTGCCGAGGTGAGTGTCGAGTCCGCTGCGGAGCGAAGCGAGGCTTCTGCGCTGACCGCGGAATCTGCGTAAGTCTTTTTCGCAAAGACGTTTTCGCCACCAATCGCGAGAACGCCTTCAGCCGTTCCGATGAAAAGTGACTTGTTTAGTGTATCATAAGCCAACTCAGAGAGTTGCAATGATGCGGGCTGACCACTGCCCCGTTTGATTTTGATGATTGGATTCGCCATTTGATTTATTTTGTTGGTTTTGTTGGGTTTGTGTTGGGTTTGTGTTGTTGTTTTGGGGAAGATTAGAAGTCACCGCAGTCGATGAGAGCGTTTATGAGGACGTAGGTGGTTTCCTGCCAGCGGTAGGTCTGCGCTTCGGCGAGGTCGATGTAGAGTCGGGCCGAGCGACCGATCTCTGGGAAGTCGGCACGGGTCGGATATTCGACGATGCTTTGGGCGATTTCGGGCAGGATGAGGTCGATCTGACTGAGATCGAGTGTCTGCGCTAGGTTGGCATCGGTAATGGTTGTCATGATGCGTAGGTCGATGTCTCCCGGTTATTCCAAGCCACGTTGGTTGCGGTGGCGCTGGAGGTGATCGATCCTGCGGACGACACTGCCGTGCGGGTGATGGTCCACTGGGCGACAGCGGCGGGCGAGCCGGTGGCAGGGACATCGGAGTTTTTCAGCATGCCGTAGAAATTGTATGTGCCTGCGGTGTTGGTAGCGAACGAGTGAATGTAGAGGTCGGGAAATCGTTGCGAAGCGGAATAGAGACCAAGTACGACGACGACGACCTTCGCAAGGTTAGGTATGGATGTTGAGAAAGTGATCGTGCCTGCGCCTTGATTGACGAAATAGTCGATGGTCGGTTCTTGTACGACCCCGTTGATGGAGACGATGACGTGGTTCGGGTCGCTGGACTTGAGGCCGGTGATTGCGAATACTTTGGCGACTCCGTTGCCGTAAAGGGTGTTTTTGGCCGAGTCTATGATGCCTGCCGCAGGCAGTCCGAAGTTGAAGACAGCGGTGTCGTTTGCGCCCGTGTTTGTCACAAAGGGTAGTTCTGCGCCGGTCACGGTGCGGACACTGCCGAGAGTAACATGAAGAGCGGGGTAGCTGACTCCTCCAGCAGGACCACCACCCGAAGACTGCGAGGCATCGATGCCATCGCCGCCGTTGCGGGAGGAGACGAGCTTGGAGGACATCCAAGCGGGCTTGATGCGACCCTTACGCTCGGTGGAATCCCGGCGGATGGCTGGGCTTTTGGCAAGGGAATCGCTGTCCTTGGCAAGGAGGAGCGCCTTGTTGGCATCTCCAGTGAGCGGAATGGCAAGCTTTGAAGCGAGATTGGCCGTGAGCAGGTCGATGAAGAGGGAATCGAAGAGGGTGACATCGGTGATTTTCTTGACGTATTCCAGCGTGATCGCCTTACCGAGCCAGACATCCCAGTCGGTTGTCCATCCCGTGGTGACGCCGGGTTGTTTGGTCGTGCCTGCAACGAGGCAGCGGTAGACGACTCCGTTATTGGAGACGGCATTGCCGACCTCGTAGGAGCGGTCAACGACCCACGCAGGCGTGCCGGAATCGGCGTTGCTGAGAACAAAGTTGCCTGCGACCTCCCATGAGGAATCTCCTGTGGAGTAATCGTAGTCGTTGACCCGGAAGACGCGCAGGCAGTCGGATGGGATCGCGTAGCGATAACTCCATTTGTACTCTGGTCGAGGCAGGGTCTCGATGACGGTCCCGCTCTTCATGGCCCAAGTCCACGATCCGGCTAGGAGCATGGCATCGCGCACCTGTGGGTAGAGCGACTTCGCAAGAAGCATCGCCTGCGAGGAGGGACCGAACTGCTCGGCAGTCCCGACCCGTAGGATCGCTTGCCGACAGAGTTCGTCCTCGGTGAGGGTGGCGGATGGACGCGAGGAGGCGCGGGTCTCGACTGCGCTCTTGAGCGAGGTCTTGCCCGCGAGGAACTGGAGTTCCTTGAATAACTCCTCGGACTTCATTTATTGGCGAGGCGCTGCGGTGGGTTGAGATTCCATGAGTTGGGAGAGCTTCATGGCCAAGGTAACGGTGAGCATGTTCGTGAATACCGGCGGGAACTTGGTCGCATCGGTCGCGATGGCGGTGGATTCCAGTTGGATCGTCGGCGTGAAATTGGTGTGGATGAAACCGGAAACGATTTCCCATTGGCCAAAGTTCTCATCTTCATCGACGCCATTGACGCGAAGCACCTTGAGAGTTGAGGCAGGCAGGGCATATCGCTTTGCGTAACCGAACGCCGGAGGCGCGGCGTCTGCTGCCAAGGTTGTTTGCGAGCGTGCAAACTGCCAATCGAAGTCGGCGAGGAGTTCGTTGCGAGTCTGGTCGAAGAGCGATGTCGCGATGGACATCGGCTCGCCATACGGCTTGAAGACATCGGCAGTGCCAACCCGGAGGATGGCTTGGCGGCAGATTTCCGAGACCGAGTTGGCCGAGGTGGTCAAGCGGGGTTTCGCGGATTTCTCGATCAGAATTTTCACGCTGGGGCGTTGCATGGTCTCCATTGCCACGGTCGTCATGGCGGCGACGAGATCACCACTGCCAGTCAGCGGCAGAGCAATCTTCGACGCGATGCGAGCGATAAGCGCCTCGATAAATGGCGCGGGAAATTCAGCCACGTCAGTGATATGAGCGGTGTAGTCGATGATGATCGGAGCGCCGATATCCGTGTGGAGGAATCCCCCCATGATTTCCCATTGGCCAAAGTTCTCGGTGGTATCGATGTTGTTGACGCGAAGGACTTGAATCACATCGGTCGGCAGGGTGTATTTCTTCGTGTACCCTTGTGTTGGTGCGGTCCCAACGATGAGCGTGACTTGTTTTTTCGCGAAGGCCCAAGGCGCATCGGAGAGGAGTTCTTCCAGGGTGTGATCGTAGAAAGAATTCGCAAAGACCATCGGTTGGCCTTTCAAAGTATCGATGGACCCAAGGCGCATGATGGCCTGCTTGCAAATCTGCGAGCGGTTCACAATGGTGTTCGATGAGGAGGCGTCTGCGACTGAGGTGATCTCACGTTGCAGTGCGGGACGAGCAATCAAGCTTTCCATTTCCTTCATTGCCGCCATCGCTTGATCACCTGCGCCAAGTGCCATGGAGAGCTTGTAGGCGAGGCGCACAACGACCATTTCGATGAAGATCGCCGGGAAGGTGGTGTCGGCAGGAAGGGCGATGTAATCAACCGAGATCGGGGAAACAAGATTGGTATGGATAAATCCCCCGACATCTTCCCATGTGCCGAAGTTCTCCGTGGAATCAATGCCATTGACGCGCAGAACCTTGATGGCCCCAGTTGGGCTTCCGTATTTGAAATCGTACCCGCCGAATGAAAGCGGGGTTGAAGTGATGCCAGATGCCTGCATGCGGGCGAAGCGCCAATCGTAGTCCGAAAGGATTTCGTTGACCGTCTGCCCATAGAATTTGGCCGCAAATACAAAGGGTTGGCCTTGCTGCTTGAACGTGTCTGCGCTGCCGACCCGCATGACCGCTTGCCGGATGATTTCCGCTGCGGTCGTGGTGAGAGTGCCAGAGTAGTTGGCGACTGCCTCGACTGCCTCAAGGAGGGCAGGCTTGGACATGAGGAATTGCAGTTCTTTGAAGAGTTCTTCGGATTTCATTGGGTAGGTGCGCTATGCGGTTGGACTATGCTATTGAGTTTGATGGCGAGAGTGACGGTGAGGATGTGGACAAAAATGGGTGGGAACTTGGCGGGGTCGGTGACCTTGGTTGTGATGTCCACGACGATAGGGGTCACTAGATCGGTGTGGATGAAGGAACCGACGACTTCCCACTTTGCGGTGTTGTCGGCATCGTCGATGTTATTGACCCGGATGATCTGACCTGTCCCTGCGGGAATGGTGTAGCGGTAGGCGTAGCCGGTCGTGGGATTAGCGGCATCCTTGGTAATGGAGATTTGGGAGCGGGTGAACGACCATTGGAAATCGGCGAGGAGTTCGTCGCGGGTGACCTCGTAGAACGACTGAGCAAGTGCCATGGGTTCGCCGAAGGGTTCAAATAGATTGGCGCTGCCGACCCGCAGGATCGCTTGTCTGCAAATCTCAGTCGCGGTCAGTGTGCCTGCGGTGATGCGTGCCGCTTGGGTCTTCTCCGTGGCATTGGCGAAGGTCGGCTTCCCAAGCATGGCCATGTAGAGTTCCACGGTCTGCTTGAAGAGGTCTTTGCTGCCAGTGAGTGGCATGGCAAGGACGCCTGCGAGCTTGACGGCGAGAAGCTCAGTGAAGATCGCCGGGTACTTGCTGGCGTCCGTGATGTTGGCGATGTAATCCAACGTGACGGGAGAAACGAAATTGGTTTGGAGATTAGTGCCGAGGATTTCCCATTGTCCGAAATTCTCGCTCTCGTCGATGTTCGCGAGACGAAGTGAGCGGATGTAGTCGCTGGGTAGAGCGTACTGGTAGGTGTAACCACCGAGCGGGGTCGTGCTGCTGGTGAGGTTGACCTGCTTGCGGCAGAACTGCCAATCGAACTCGGCTTGGAGTTCGGCTACGGTCTGCGTGTAGAAGAGCGTGCAATACTGCGCCTGTGCGGTCGCATCGGCGAGCGTGGTGATACGGGAATCACCTAGTCGAGCGAGGGCCAAGTTGCAGATTTGAACGTCCGTCATTGAAGCAGTTTGAGAGAGTTAAAAAAGTGGGCGGCAGACATTGTCCCGGTCTGCCAGCGGGGTGCTTTTTAAGCTTCGTCGCAAGCGATCTCGACGACCTTCTTCTCTTCCATGCGGACAGCGGCGAGGCTGGCCACGGAGCGGATTTGAAGGGAGTGCGAGAGGTCCGTGCGGACGTCCATGTGAGTCTTGAGTCCGCGCTCGGCCAAGATCACGCCCGACTTGACGTAGGCGTAGCAGGAACGAACCGTGGAGACTTTGCCGAGGAGTTGGCTGCGGCGGAATTTGAATCCCATGAAGGTATTCAAAGCCCCGTCCACCAAGGCGCGAACGCTGTTGTAGTCTTGGCTTGTGACTTCAATCGTGCGGAGCAGGTCTTGAAGTTGTTTGGCGCTGACCACCATGATGCGCTCCTCTTCCTCGTCAATTTCGTTGCTGTCGAAGAGGAACTTCGCAGCGCGGAGCTTGGCAATGGTGAGACCGCTGTTGGCAGCAACGCCGGATTCCACAAAGTTGACAGCGACCTTCTGGCCTGCTGGCAATGCGGTGGCCGTTGTGCCGGTCGTGCCTGTGTAGGCAGTGCCGCCGAGAGCGCCGATGATGATCGAGTCGCAGGTGCGAGCGTAAGCTTGAGCATGCGATTGGATGATCGGGGATGTCGGAAGGACAACCTCACCGAGAAGTTGCTCATCCCACTCATCTACGAGCTTGGCGCAGTCGTATTGTGTTGGGCGAATCCAACGCTTGGCCATCGCTTGATCGGAGATACGGGTGTCCTTAGAACGATCCGTGATCTGCGTCATCGAGGTTGCGTCGATTTGATTGTAGGATTTTTCCTTACCTTCGATTGAATCGATGGTGACATATTCTTTCAGCTTGCTGTTCTTCTGCTGAACGAGGTGTTTCCAGTTGCTATCGAACTGGGTTGTGAAGTGATTTGGTACGTTCGTGAGAACGCCGTTTAAGTCTGCCATTTTATTCCTTTAGTTGAGTTGGGTTGGTATCAGTCGAAACTGATGGATTTGTTCTGCTCCCTTCGCTCTCCGAGTGTCCCGTGTGGGGTCAGCGGCGGCGGGTAATTAGGGAGCAGGCTCAACAAGGAGGTGTCTGCTCTGACGCATTTACGTTTCAGCCCGATTCGGTATCAGTCAAAACATATTTTCAAAAATGTTGCGGGGCCGGGAGTCGAACCCGGAACTCAAGGGTATGGGCCTTGCAAGATACCTTTTCTCCACCCCGCGAAATTGTTATCCCTGCTTGAGCAGTCCGGTCACCAGAGTCGCGGCCTCGCGGTCGCCCTCCATGTACCGCTTGTGCCAGCTATTGTCGGGATTGCTCATGATGTCCTTGGCGCGGGCCGAGCCGGTCATAAACTCTGAGCCACTCATCGAGCGCCCGACCTTGTCCTCGCTCATCATTTGAGCCATGCGAACGAATCCACGGACGACTTCGGGGTCCGCAAATCCTTGTGAGTTTGCATTGACTCCCGCGATCTTCGCGGCCTGCTTGGCGAGGCCGATGTTCTTGTCAAACTCCCCTCCCCACTCCTTCTTGAGGGTGTTGACTGCATCGACATGCTGCTTCTCAATCTGCGCCTGCATGCCCTGCATTTTGAAATGCTCCATCTTCGCGTGTTCGGTCACTAGCGCCTTCATCGCGGAGGGCGGGATGTTGTGCTTGTGGGCGATCTCAGCGTAGTTTTTGACGTTGTTGTCATCCCACGTCATGCCCTCTGGGAGCGCATCGGGAGCGAACTTGTACTCGTCAATGGTATCGGGAACTCCGAGCGAACGACGAAATGCGGCGACCTCTTCGGGTGAGGATTTCTCATT